AAGGTGGCATATGTACATGCATAGCTTGTGTTCAGCAAGCTATACAAGTGTCGTAATGGCCAGTAAATGTGTTGATTAAAGTTCTTTGATGGATCATCAATAACTTTGCTATTTTCACCTTGAACAAGAATATTACGGAGAGGATCAGCAATGAATAGATGATCTTTGCGAACATTCTGGGCAAAGTTTGTGAATACGCTTGCCACAGTATTGTAATTTTCGCGAATATCAAGAGCATTTCCATTAAGACCTTCGTTATTAGTAATGAAGAATCCAGTCATATCAAGAGGAATAGTGTCATCGAACACATCTGCACCGCTAAGAACATTCAGATTATATCGAGCAGCTGAGAATATTGTTCCAAGACCACCTTCCAATGACAATGAAAGATTGTAAAGATCAGGATTTTCAAGCAATGTGAACACACGTTCCAGCTTTGTTGGCACGTTTCCGATTAATTTGACAGTTGCAACTGTTGTATCGAAAGCACCGAAGCTATAAAGAGCGTCACCTCGACGAAGAGGACTTGCTACATTATTGGCCAACCAACTGACAACCGCGCTAGGAGCCCCCACTCGTGTTTCATATGTTGCATTTGTGTCAACAAACCCATCGCTATTGTAAGGAATAGCAAGATTCGGATTCAACATACGAATCTTTTTGGTGGGATTTCCTGCACTATTCAACCATGTTTGTGTATTACGATTGCTGATAAAAGGATTGATCAACAATGAAAGATTAGGACTATCATCTTCAACAGATCCTATAAAGAATGTTTTGGCCGGACCACCGTTTTCGCTATTGATTTGGCGGAAATAATCAAATGAACCCACATAACTTTCAGACAATAGATAATCCAAACTGATAACGTCTGGGGCAAACACGCTTTGGCGGAGTTTGAACACACCAAGGATGATTGTATCGTCAAACTGGCGTGTGCTGATATCAAAAGTAGGAATATTTTCCATTACTTCACTAACACTGTTTCCAAGACCAAACTGTGTTGCGCTCAATGGGAAGTTCAAACGAGTACGAGGAACATTCAGGAAGTTGTATGTGGATCCTGCTTTGGAATCAACGCTACGAACTTGGTTGATACCATCAAATTGTGTGGCAGGATTTAAATTAGTGTTATCAATCGCTCCTACATAATATCCTTCATATTTTTGATTGATGCTGGTTTGAGCTTTGTTAAGAACAATCATTCCTGCATTAGCCAATTGTGTAAGTTTGCTGGCACCTGTGCTAGTAAAGCTGAATTGTGTGGGTACATTCTTCCAACTTGTGAATGCATCACCATTAAGAATGCTTTGATATTCAGTTGCATTCAATTCAATCTGTGTGGGTTGACCGAAGAAATATGTGTTTGCACCAGAAAGACCAATACCACCTGTGGCGGCAGTTCCTTCATATGCTCCATTATAACTGGTTACAGGGTAAACAAGGGCAGAGTAAGAATCTGTGAAACCTGCACCGCTTCCGCTACCATATGGCATACGGCTGACAAGCACTTCTGCTTGGCTTTGGAACATTGCTTTAACAGTGTGATAAAAATAACGTTCAGCCGCATTTGTGGGCTTGCCATAAATTTGTTCAAATTCGCTAAGACTTGAAGGTTGGATAATTTCATCCAAAGGACCTTGAGGTGCATAACCAGGTATTAAAACCGTTGTGGGAACATTAATTACTGGACGTAATGAAAGATCTATTTCGTTAATTTCAACACCAGGACTCTGAATTGTACGCTTAGGCATATAAATTATTTATATTTTTTGGGAATATTTTTTTCCTTTATTTAGATCAAAGTAGCCTGAAACTGAAAGAAACTAAAGGTAAACGTACTTTCGGCTTCACTGCTATCCCGATAATTGTAATTAATACCTCCCAATTCAACAGGTACGGCTCCGGTATATTCAAACTTTATTTTGTTATTATTATATTCATCCAAACCATAAACTGTTATGGTTGTGCTATAATCGTTTAATTTAGGATCATCATTAGGGTTTCTAGCATTAGGAATACTAGCTTTATTGTCGTTAAGTGCTTTAAGCCAACTATATACAAACCAATAATTATTGTATAAATTATCCACTGTAAAATTAACTGCAACATTTCCATAGCTTGGACGGGCATAACTGGTCACTTTCATGACTTGACCAGCATATTTGGTTTCCACTTCAGGAACACTCATTGTAGGAACCACAATTCCATAAACAGAAAATTGAAAACTTTCCAAATTAACTTCACCATTATTTCTGGTATATTGATTCAAATAAGGACGCAAAATATTAGGAGGATTTACCACCATAATAAATTTGTCGCGACGTGTCTTGTTGAGCATCGCCTGATTGTATAAACCTGCCATATTAGTATTTAAAGAAGTTTCCAACCTTCTTTTCCGTAATAATCCATTTCTATATCTCTTTCATCCTGTTCCTGAGAACCAAACATAATAGGCATGTTTGGAAGCATGTCTTCATTACCCCCAAATTTATATGTCATATTTTCATTTTTTTTGAAAGGAATGATGCTGCTGGGGCGATTGTTTGAATCACGAGAAATAACTTCATAATATTTTTCAACGAGTTCATCATTTAAAATCAAAAGCGCCATGGCCATGCTCATGACACAATCATCAAAATTGTTTGCTCCTTTTCGTGCAGCCCATGTACCATTTGGATATCTGGTAAAGATTTTCAATTCATTTAATGTAACAATATCTCGAAACACAATTGATCTAAGTTCATTGATCCAGTATCGCATGTTGATAACTGCATGATATTTTGTGTTGGTGTTTGTGAATACTCCTGGTTTTTCAAAATTTTTCCCATGACTATAACTGATCATTGGATCATAATTATAATTTTCAAAAAGAGAATCGGCTATCTGTGCCCCGCAATTATTGCGCTCTATAAGCAACGGGGGATTACCCCATTGATTCAATATCTCTAAAAGCTTTATTGTAAAATTGTATGGAGTAATAGTATTATCACGAAAAACTGCAACCTGACGAATAGAAGATAGATCTGCCAAATCAAATATCTGAACTACACTACTGGCCTGACCAACACCTTCTGCCACATCTACACCTGCCACATATACTCCATTTTTATGAGGTTGTTCCCAAATCTTATATTTTCCATCATCAAATTTGAAAAGAGGTTCACTGCATCCGCTTTTATATTTTTCAAAATCTTCTCCGTTTAATGCAGATTCCCCCTCTTGAAGAAACTCATTTCCGAATTCCTGATCAAAAAGTTCCCGACTACCTAAACTTCGTATTGTGCTGTCTTTCCATTTTTCATCTCGACCAGGAACTTCCCACCAATCCACCCGTTCTGTTTTCCAATTGTTTACTCCTTGTTCACCATCCGTGTATAATTGATAAAACAGATTGCCTGTTCCATTCGGAGTGCTGGCCACAAAAATTTTACTTCGTTTGGATGATGAAATAATCGGATAAACTGCAGACCAAAATGTTTCCACCATGTTGTTGTCAATATGAGCCAACTCGTCAATAACCAACACATTCACGGAACTTCCTCGACCTGCATCAGATGATGTGGTGCTGATGCTGATCCGGCTTCCGTTGGCAAGACCCATGGCAGTTTTTCCATACTCAGTCACACCTGGTTTTAAAAAGTTTGGAAGATTTTCATAAGCAAGACGAACACGAGCAAAAATTTCTTTTGCTGTTTCCTCTTTGTTTGCCACAAGAAGAACACGTTGATCATTTTGAAAACATGCAAGCCAAAGACAATAAATGGTCATGACTGTTGTTTTTCCTGCCTGACGACTTGATAACAAACAAACAAAACGATTGTCTCGAAGACTTCTTAAAATTCTTTTTTGATAAGGATGTAGTTTGATCTTTATTCTTCCTACATCCAAATTAATAATATAAAAATAATTTTCAGCAAAATGCAAAATATTATTTTTGCACTTATCCATCTCTTTTATCATCTCTGGAGTATATTCAAACTCAGCCTGAGAAGTGGGTAAATTTGGATTGCCCAAATACCTATCATTTGATTTCATGTGATATAAATACTTAACGTATGAATCAAAAGAGTAAATATATTAAGAAATACGGTATGCCTAGAAGTAACGCAAACACATTGGTTGATATAGGAGCAGTTTATCATAAAATGCTTCTGGAAAATGTTGCCCATCAAGAACAAGCAGTTATTGAAGAAAAAAAGACCAAAAAGCTTGCTGATCCCAAAGCTAAATTTGGTACAAAACCAGGAAAAGGTGGAATACCTTTAGAGCTTGTAAAAGATAAAAAACCTGA